TCAACTGGATTTGATGCTCAAGGCCAGTACGGCGTGGCTATTGGTGCATTTACTGCAACAACTTTGCAAGGTGCTCGATCAGTGGCCATTGGACTCAGTAGTGGCCAAACCACACAAGGCACTGACGCTGTGGCCATTGGTCAATATGCTGGCAACGAAGTACAAAGCGTCTCAGCAGTGGCCATTGGTAACAATGCTGGTTATACTGGTCAAGGCATAAGTTCTGTGGCCATTGGCCAAGGTGCTGGTTTGACCAATCAAGGTAATCAAAGTGTTGCAATTGGACAAAATGCTGGCGCCACCCAAGGATCAACAGCAGTGGCAATTGGACAAAATGCCGGTGGCGGTGTTGCTTTGCAAGGTGACGACGCAGTGGCCATCGGGCACGGTGCAGGCGAAAATACTCAAGGTACTCAATCAGTTGCCATTGGATTATACGCTGGCCAAACCACACAAGGCATCCAATCAGTAGCCATTGGAGCGTATGCTGGATTGTCTGCACAAGGCAATGTTACAGTGGCCATTGGTGTTGGTGCTGGCGCAACCACACAAGGCACTCAATCAGTTGCTGTTGGTAGGCAAGCTGGGGAAACCACACAAGGTGCGTATTCTGTAGCAGTTGGAGACACCGCCGGACAAACCACACAAGGTATCCAATCAGTAGCAGTGGGACAACGAGCTGGATTCTCCAATCAAGGTCCTTCGGCAGTGGCCATAGGAGCGTATGCTGGTAATTCAGCACAAGGCGAGCGCACGGTAGCAGTTGGATTGGGTGCTGGAATAACCTCACAAGGTAATAGTTCAATAGCCATAGGAGCATTTGCTGGTAACTCAAGCCAAGGAACATATTCTATAGCAATTGGATCTAATGCTGGTGACGTCAGTCAAGCCAACAACTCAATTATTCTAAATGCCTCTGGTGGTCCATTAAATCAAACCACAGCCAACACATTCACAGTGAAACCTGTGCGCAACGGTGGATCCAGCGGATTACCTGCGGGCTTCTACCAAATGGCATACAATCCCACCACAGGTGAAATTGTGTATTACACTTGATATTAACATGAAAAAATTACTTGCACTCTTGCTGATCGTGCCTGTGCTGGCCATTGCACAACCCCGACAAAAACCTGGTGTGGCCTATGACGCTGTGATCACCAGAGTCATAGACGGTGACACAGTGGCTTTTCAAGCAGACTTTTTGCCTGCACCACTCAAGAAAGAACTCAGCATCAGAGTGTACGGTGTGGACACTCCTGAAAAAGGATTTCGTGCAGCCTGCCCAAGTGAAGCACAGCGTGGCGAAGCAGCAAGTGCATTTACTAAACAAGCCGTTGCTGCCAGCACCAAACGTCAGGTTGTTCTCATGGACTGGGACAAGTATGGTGGACGTGTACTGGGTGACGTCATACTCAACGGGCAAAGTCTGCGAGTCATGCTGATACAAAACGGATTTGCACGTGAATACTACGGCGAAGCCAAAACATCCTGGTGCCAATGATCCGCCTGTAAATACAGGATGAGCAATTTTTACTGTGCAGCCCCCTGGCGCGGCCTGCATATCAATCCACAAGGCAATGTCAAAACCTGTTGTGCTGGCAACCCCAACATGCTGGGCAACCTTGACTCTAACACAATTGAACAAATACTCAACAACACCACCATGCAAGAGGTGCGTGAAAGTTTGTCCCGAGGTGTTCCACATGCTTACTGCTCCAACTGTGTGCAAGCCGAACGCTTTGGTGCAGATTCTGAGCGGCAGTGGCACAACAATGTCAACCCTGGCTTTGATTATGCCACTGCCGGTGACCAGTATCACTATCCTGTCATAGTAGATGTGCGTTGGAACACCACATGTAACCTAAGCTGCAACTACTGCGCACCCACATGCAGTTCAAAATGGGCAGCAATTCGGAACGTGCCATTTAAATCTGGTACCAGACCCTATTACGATGCAGTGTGTGATTTTATCGCACAACATCATGACCATATTCACGAAGTGGCCTTGGTTGGCGGTGAACCCTTGTTGCTGCCTGAGAATGACAGGCTACTGGATGTGATACCTCCTGATGCTATTGTGACCCTGATTACCAATCTAAATGTTGACTTTGGCAAAAACAAAATTTTTCACAAGCTGAGTCAACGTCGTCGTGTGGGCTGGAGTATGAGCTTTGACAACACAGATCAACGCTTTGAATATGTACGTCACGGTGGATCTTGGAGCCTGACCTGTCACAACATTGCTGTGGTCCAGGATCTAATGGCAACCCAAGGTCACTGGGGCGGCATACATGCGGTGTACAACATCTACAATGCCACACGACTGTGTGAACTACGACAGTTTACACACAACAACAATGTCACAGTTCTGTGGCAAAACTTGTTTCAACCCGAACATCTGGATCCATTCCGTCTTGGTCCTGCAGTGGCTGACCTGGCCATTGCGGAGATTGATAAATTTTATGCCCTGGGAATTGCCACACCAGCTGAAACACAATTTTTTGATCAGGCCAAAACTAAATATCAAGAGATAACTCACTCTGCCCCTGACCTGACACACCGGTTCAAGCAACACACCCATGATATTGAAACACGATATCACACTGACACTCTGGGTCAGTTTGAACAACTATGGCCAGAACTGGCATTCCTATGCAAATAACAGCCGTTGATTCTGAACACAATCTATTCCTGGTACAAGATGTATTTTCGTCTGAACTGGTTGAACGGGTGCTGACTACTCCTTGGCTGGATATTGCCTGGACTCGACAAGAAGGACAAGAAAATTGGCCGCGACGTCGTATCAAAGACAGTGCTATATCTTGGCTGCCGCAGTGGGACCAGGAACTTGGCCAATCCTGGACAAAAATAGAACAACAATTAAATATCAAACTTGCACCTTACTGTGGAACTGCATTTTGGTTAGATGAACCTGGATTCTCTTGTGACCTACATACTGATGGAGAAATGTCAGGAAGCCTACACATGCCCTGGATAGGAACAGGCACGTCATTTTATTGGTACAAGGATCCTACAACACTACGATATCAAGTACCGTCTCTGCCCAATTCGGGTTATATAATGATCAATCAAGCTGACAGCACAGGATTTAGAAAATTGCTATGGCACGGCATGCTAACACCTGTGCCCCAAAATACTTTTAGATTAACATCATACACATGGATAACTCCGCAGTAGCACCTTGGCATTTTGGACTGAAGTATGCTGGCCAAGTCCATGAATGGTTGCCTACAGACACCAAAGAAACTTTTCAACGGCTCATGCAAGACCCCAAGCATCAAGAATATTTTAGCAGCAAAGGCTGGGATCAGCCTGGCGCAATCACCTACAAAATAAACAGTCACGGATTTAGATCAGAAGAATTTGATCCTACAGCAGCCAGTCTAGTGTCTCTGGGGTGCAGTTATACTATAGGCATAGGCCTGCCTGAACATGCCACTTGGTCACACCTGGTCGCACAAGCCGCAGGATTAAAAAATTACAATCTGGCCTGGGGTGGCACCAGTGCAGACACATGTTTTATGCAAGCTCAATATTGGTTACCAATACTGCAACCAAAGCTAGTGGTAATGGCGGCGCCGCCCAAGGCGAGATTTGATTTGATTTCTGAAGATCCTGCTCTGTCACACAATACATACCTTCCCAGTGACGAATTACTACATACCTCATCAGCAGCTGATGACACGTTTGTCAAAACTTGGTTTTTACATGATCGCAACGCAGAGTTAAATAACGCACGTAATCGATGGGCTGTGCAAGGACTGTGTGCCGGCCTGGGTATCACATGCCTGACCTACAATGCACACGACTGGTTTGCCAAGAGTCGCGAACAATTAGAATACGCCAGAGACCATATGCACGCCGGTCCACGTGGCCATCAACTACTAGCAGAAAGAATCATACATGATTGGCATGAAACCAAAACAGCTTGAGACCGTACTGGTCAAAGCACCACACCGTGTGGAGACCTACACAGACTCTGAACTGAGAGAGTTTGCTGCGTGTGCTGATCCTGTGACTGGTCCCTTGTGCTTCATGGACCACTACTTTCATATTCAACATCCTACTCGTGGTAAAATGCTGTATCAACCGTTTGAATACCAACGTCGCTTGATCAACACATATCATAACTACAGATACAGTATCAGTCTCATGCCCAGACAAACAGGCAAAAGTACCAGTGCAGCAGGATATCTGCTGTGGTATGCAATGTTTGTTCCAGATTCGACTA